TAATCTAAGATACGGAATATACTTTAATATGTAAACGGAGATGTGGCAGAGTGGTAAAGTAGTGGGCTTTTAACCTATTAACCGGAGTTCGATTCTATGTACCTCTACCAAACAGATTTCAAATCCAACTTTTCATAAATAAGATTATGGAGGTTAGTATGAAACAAAAACATAATAATGATAAATTTTCTGATGATGATTTATTAGAACAGTATAAAATCAATCCTGTTTTGAGTAAGATATCACACCATTTTGGTGTTCCTGATGTAACAGTTTGGCGTAGAGCTAAAAGGTTAGGTCTAGGATTCAAAATTGGTGGTGTTGCCAAAAAAATAGAATTGAATGAAATACTTGAAGGCAAACATCCGACATATCAAACTTTGAAATTAAAAAAAAGGTTGGTAAAAGAAAATATATTAGAAAACAAATGTACATCATGTGAATTGACTAATTGGCAAGATAAAGAAATTTCTTTGCAATTGGATCATATAGACGGAAATAATCACAACCATATGTTGGATAATTTGCGTTTGTTATGTCCAAATTGTCATTCGCAAACTGATACATGGTGCGGCAAAAACAAATAATGGAGCTTGTTCCTCACGGCGGTCTGTAAAACCGTTACCTGAATAGTGGGGTGGTCAGGTTAGTAGTTCAATTCTACCTCGCTCCACCAAAACAAGAGTACAGGCTCTTTATAAATCCTGTCTTTGTGTAGAACCGAGCAATGCTCCTGCTTGTATAAGTATCGGTTCAACTGGGGGATTAGTATAATGGGATTACGGCAGCTTTGCAAGCTGTTTATGGGAGTTCGATCCTCCCATCCTCCACCATAGTTTTAGGTTTCAAAGTGTTCATGGACGCACGTAGGCTTGTCACGCCTAAAGAAGGGGATCGTTACCCCTTGAGACCGCCAAGTTTTATTCCGCAGAACCCGAGCAAGGTGCATGGGCGTGACTGTTAATCACTGGTTAGTAGAGTTCGATTCTCTAATGCGGAGCCAAGTTTTGTTAAAGTGTTAGCAAGAGAAAGTCACGCTGTCTAGGTTTCTTCGAAGGACCGAAACAGTAGAAGGTGATGGGTTCAACTCCCAACCACTCGGAAGGGTGGTGTCTGTAACGGAGACAAACTGGACAAGTATTCCAAGTAACTTACCGAGTCCCGTCCGGATTTATTACACGGGTGAATGGTTGCTATAATGATGGAGCAACTACTTTAACAAATTCAATTTATCTCTGATTGGTGAAATGGTATCATCCGTGCTTTGGGAGCATGTGGCGCAAGTTCGATTCTTGCATCGGAGACCAAAAAATGTAAATGCTCTGATGGTGAAATAGGTAGACACAAGAGACTTAAAATCTCTCGCCTTCGGGTGTGCCGGTTCGATTCCGGCTCGGAGCACCAAGTTAAGTTCTATGACGTAGACGGATGCGTACCGGCTTCATAAGCCGAGGAGATTGGATCGTTACCAATTAGAACTACCAGATTATGGGTCTTTAGTAAAATGAATATTACACTGGGCTACGAACCCGGAAGTGGGAGTTTGATTCTCTCAAGACCCTCCAAGACGTTCTGTCTAATCAGCAGATACTGTGACCCGCAGGATGAGAAGTACAGTGATATGTACGGGTGGTAGTCTTTAAACCGAAAGGCCGCTAGCAATGCGATAACGGTCCCTGTCGGGAAGCGGGTGGAAGGTGTGTGAGAATTGCGGAGAAATCCAAGAGATGATGCACTATAATTACCGCCGAGGGATGCAGAGCATATACCCATATAGCTCAAAGGTAGAGCACTGGCTTGATAAGCCATAGACGAAGGATCGTTACCTTCTGTGGGTACCAGATTTTATTACGGTGTAGTTCCAATTGGCAGAACGATGGTCTCCAAAATCATATGTTGTGGGTTCGAATCCCTCCGCCGTAGCCAGTTTTTAAAAAGGTGAATAATATGAAAAAGTTCGATGTAAATGAAGTTAAGTCCTTCCTTGCAAAACAAGGACCAAACACCAAAGTCTACCTTGGTGCCGATTCTGAACGCATCAGAATAAACGGAGTTTGGTATGCAGACTATGCTCTTGCAGTCGTTGTTCATATTAATGGCCAACATGGTTGTAAAATTTTTGGATATGTTCAACGTGAATTGGACTATGACCATAAAAAAAGTAAACCTGCAATGCGGTTGATGACAGAAGTATATAAAGTTTCAGAGTTGTTCCAAGAAATGCAGGATGTTCTGGAAGATTTTCATGTTGAAGTTCATTTAGACTTGAACAAGGATGATGTACACGGAAGTTCTTGTGTGGTACAACAAGCAATTGGTTATATCAAAGGTACATGTAACATGACACCAATGGTTAAACCAGATGCACCTGCAGCAAGTTTCTGTGCTGATAGATTGAAAAGAATCTTAGCTGAACAAGAAGCTTCAATTGTTCAGTAGTATGTTGTCGTTAGTGTAATGGTTAGCACCAGAGATTGTGAATCTCTTAGCATGGGTTCGAATCCCATACGTCAACCCAAAATAATGCCTCGGTAGTTTAATGGTAGAACGGCATCCTTACACGGTGCATACGGGAGTTCGATTCTCCAACGAGGTACCAAATATGCAACCTTAGCTGATGTGGTCATAGCGGCGGTCTGAAGAGCCGTTGAAGTAGGTTCGATTCCTACAGGTTGCACCAGATTGCCCCCGTGGACAAATTGGCAAAGTCATCTCTCTCAAAAGGAGAAATTCTCTCGGTTCGACTCCGAGCGGGGGTACCATGTAGAATCCTTGTGCTTGCCTTGTAATGTAATTTGTGTTATATTATAGTTTAAATAATTTGATGTTTAGAATTATAAAAGTGTAATACTTGTTGTATATAAATATAATAAGTATACTATTTTTAGGAATTAAATGAGAAAAGATATTCTAGATCAAAAAGAACAAATTTTAGACTGGATACAAAATAATGAATCTAAGTCTTACATATGTAGTCAATTACATTGTAAACCAGAAACATTGGAAAGTTATCTTAAAAAATTTGGTGTTGTTTATAAAGGCAACATAGGATTAAAAGGTAAAAAAACAAATACTAGATATGTTCCGGCTTTAGATTATATTAATGGTTCTTTTGTATCAGCTCATAGACTAAAATTAAAATTAATTCGTGATGATGTAAAGGAACATAAATGTGAAATTTGTGGTACTACGGAATGGATGAGTCAAAAAGTTCCCCTGGAGCTTGACCACATAGACGGAAACCACTATAATAATATTATGTCCAATCTAAGAATCGTTTGTCCCAATTGTCATGCACAACAGGACACAAACTCAGGTAAAAATGTAAAACATAGAAAAAAATAAAGCCCTCTTGGCGGAATTGGTAGACGCACTGGATTTAGATTCCAGCGCCGCAAGGTGTGGGAGTTCGAGTCTCCCAGAGGGCACCAGTTATCCGGCCTTAGTATAATGGATAATACAGCGGTCTTCTACACCGTGAATATGGGTTCGATTCCTGTAGGCCGGACCAATTTGTAATATGATAGTTATTTAAAGAAAGTAAATATGAAACCGACAAAAACATTTAATCTCAGCAAACGCACCAAAACAATGATGACATTGATGCCGTTCAAAGATCAAGAAACTCGTAATGCTTTTAAGCGTATGATGATTGATGCTCAGCTTTGCAGTGAGATTGTTCCAAAGAATTCAAAAGAAAAGAATTCTGATTAATGCGGGTATGAGAAATTATGAGAGTTTTAGCTATTCATAGTGAACACGCAGTACACCATTCATCATGTTGCATATATGATGGTGATTCTATTTTTTATTTCTTAGAAGAAAGATATAGTGGCAATAAATGCGATTCAAAGTTGGTGAATTGTTTGTTCAATGTGTTAAAAACAAATTTGTTATTTGATAAAATTATCTTCAGTGAATTCCATAATTTAGAAATTTCAAACAATGATAATTATAATGAAGGTCTATTAAAAAAAATATCCAAATCTTTACCATACATGACAAAACTTGCATTGACAGAACCAATGCGATTTTATGATGCTAGTCCAGAAAACATAGAAGAACAAATTGTAACGACCAATGAAATTTTATTGCCAGAGTGTCTGAAAGAGTTAGATAACTATAATGAAATATTATCGGTATGGGAAAAAATTTCAGATGAATCAAAAAAATTCATATTAACTTATTATAAGAAGTACAACCATTTTCCTTTGATTGAATATGATAGTAAACACCACCGCAGTCATGCTTCGTTGGCTTTTTATAATAGTGGTTTTGATAAAGCAATCGTATTTGTCGCTGACGGCGCCGGCGAAGTAAATTTTGCAACAACAAATGAAGGTAAATTTCTTACTTATAAAGAAGTAGAATCATTATATGTTGCAAATTATCCAAGTTCAATAAAACCAATTTATAAAAATTTTGGTTCTTACGAAGGACACAATTACACAAAAGAACTAACGAGATGGAAAAAAAATTATCCTGATTGCGAAGTTGTTTTTGGAAATTATATGGGTATAGGATTTTTGTACGGGTCTGGTGCTATTCATATAAATGAAACAATGGATGAAGCCGGCAAAGTGATGGGTTTATCTTCATACGGAAAACCATCAAACAATAATTATATTAAAAATAATTACTTTGTTGACTCCGACCAATTTTATTGTTCAGCACATGATTTTTTGCCAATATTTGAACCACCAAATGGTTATACAGAAAACTTCAAATACAAACCAGTACAAGAAAATACAATAACACAAAAAGGTGGTCCGGAAACAACGATTACTTTAAAGACCTTGCCTTTGATAAAAATTATCACTAAAAATAATTATAAGCCATATGCAGACTTTGCAAAAGACCTGCAATTACAGACTCAAGAAATTGCTTCAAATTTAATTGAGAAGGCAATAAAGAAAACGGGTATAAAAAAGGTTTGTGTTTCTGGTGGTTATGGTATGAATATACTTTCAAATTCATATTATGTGAAAAAATTTCCAGATGTTGAATTTTATTTTGAACCACTATCAATTGATACTGGTATTTCAATTGGTTGTGCTTTATATCATTATCGAAAAGAAACGGCTGACTTTACTGTTAGACCAGTTAAAAATATTTCATTTCATGGTTCAAAATATGATGTTACTCCGTTTAAAGGTGTCGATGCATCATTAACTGATGTTGCAAAATTGCTTTATGATAATAAATCGGTTGCAGTATATACAGGTCTAGCTGAAGCTGGCCAACGTGCTCTTGGTAATCGTTCCATATTGTTCAATGCTCTAAATGCTGATGCAAAGGATATTGTTAACAAAATTAAACGTAGGGAATGGTACAGACCATTTGCTGCCGTTGTAATAGAAGAAGATGCTGAGTTATATTTTAATATGGGTCGAACCAAAAAGAATTTGTTTATGACACAATCATTTGATGTTAAGACTGATTTAATTCCTGGTGTTACTCATGTGGATAATACATGTAGAGTGCAGACCGTATCTGAAGGATACTTGTACGACCTTTTGATTGAGTTTAAAAAACTTTCTGGCCATGGAATATTGTTGAATACAAGTTTTAATCTTGCCGGAAAACCTTTGGTGGAAACACCAAAACAAGCCATAGAGACTTTAAATACTTCCGTATTAGATTATCTCTGGTTTGAGGAAACATCACAATTAATTACCTAAAAATATGATTGACAAGACAATATAAAGAATGTATAATCCAAAATGCGGGTATGGTGCTAGTGGTAACACAAGACCTTGCCAAGGTTTAGTTGAGAGTTCGATTCTCTCTACCCGCTCCAAGTTTTCGCCCCTTTATCCTTAATGGTAGAGGTCCGGTTTTGTAGTCCGGGTGTGTGAGTTCGATTCTTGCAAGGGGCACCAATTGGTATATTTTAAGAAAAGTATTGACTACAACAAATTTTTAATGTATACTTGATGCATATATAGTATTATGCGGGATTCGTAAAATGGTATTACCTTAGATTTCCAATCTAAAGTCAACAGTTCGATTCTGTTATCCCGCTCCATTTCATGCGGTCGTTTATAACAATTGTGGGGTCCACCTACAATCTTGGTGAGAATCCGAGTGACCGCTCCATTTTTGAGGACATTATGATTATTAAGCCACTACATGATAAGGTTTTGATTGAACGATTAGATTCAATTAAAGAGACTGCTTCTGGAATTATCCTCAAACATTCTGAAGAACCGGATCGAGCCAAAGTGATAGAGATCGGACCTGAAGTTACTGAGGTTCGAGTTGGTGATGTTGTACAACCCGATTGGGGTAAAGCCACCAAAGTACAAGATTACTTCATAGTTAAAATTGAAGACATTGCATACATTTACGAAAAATAAATATGTCTGATGGTGGTAAAGGTTCAACTCCGAGACCGTTTAGTGTTTCGCAGAAAACATATGCAGATAACTACAACGCAATTTTTAGGAAGAAAACTCCACAAGAATTAGATGACGCAAAGGCCGAAGATGAAGCCTTTGAAAGTCTCAAATCAGATTCTATATCTGATGGTAAAAAATAGCGGATTGGTGAAATGGTATCACAGTGGGCTCATAATCCTCAGTTCCGGTTCGACTCCGAGGTCCGCAACCAATTAAAGTTGTAACAGCATTTCAGCTTCAGGTATTCTGGTGCGAGTATTCTTACTCCCCAGAATCACCACAATTTTCTGTTTGTACATCATTACGATGCATCCACCAGACATATTAATAAAACCCGTTTTACTTATAGTCAAATCATATTTGCCAACCAATGAGTTGGTATTACCTCTTAATGTCTGGCCAGATTTTACTATTTCTGGATATTGACTCGCAGCTTTTACTATTTCAATAAGTTCTTTTGCGGTACTGACATTGAACATGGACAGACCAGTTGGATCTAAAAATCTAGTATTTTTTAACCCCATTAATTTAACTTTCCAGTTCATATCGTTTATACATCGACTCCTGCCACCAGGATAAGATTTGCATAGTAGGTCTGCTGAGGTGTTGTCTGATGATACAAGAGTTCGTTGGATCAGGTCCTGGTGACTTTTTGTTATTACATTTTTCTTTGCATCCAAAAAAGTCATCACGGTTATCAGTTTTGTGATGGAAGCTATAGATCGAATGGTAGACATATTCTCACCATCAATTATTTTACCTTCATCATACACTAACCAAGATTTTGCTGTAATGGTTGTAGCATAACAAGAAAATGCCAGCATCAAGCTGACGAAAGCCAATATTTTACGCATGTTTCTGATCCTGTAACCTAACACTTTACTTAGGTGCGTATTTAATCAGAGTATTAATTATAAGTGTTACTGTGGGTACCATTGTTGCTATAGACGATATAAAAATCAATAGATTGTCTATTAATCCTTGGTGTTTTTTTGCTTTGGCCTGAAGGTCTTTAGATTCTTGAGCGGCTCGTTCTTTGTACATACGAATCCTCTCCTTCATCATTTGCTCCCAAACATCACCATTACCACTGTATATCAGCATTTCTTTTAGGTCTTTTTCAGCTTCACGCAAAGCTTTACTTTGCATAGCAATCTGTAAAGATTTGGACCTAATTTGTCCATTTGTCAGTCCTTTAATTTCACCTAAACAATTGGCTGTGTGTATCTTGTCACTGTTCTCAAAGAATGATGCAAATTGTACATATAAACCTTTAATGTCCTTACCCATAGCGACAGCTTGTTTGATGCCACCTATGGCTCGTTGAGCTGTTAAGAAGGCTAGCTCTATGGATGCAGGATCGATCATTTTTTAGTTTCTTTTTTCCACTCCAAACAAACAACTTTTCGATCATATACATCACCGGTCCAAGACCACCTAACACACTTCATTTCTTCTGAGTAAGAATATGTTGTCAGCGCAATTAATATTAATGTTGCCGACAACACATACTTCATTTTGAAAGAGGATTATCGAGAGCTTTTTGTAATTTTGTGTCCATGTCTTTATTGGTTTTATCCAATTTGATTTCCAAATCGCGTTTTACTTTATCCATATCCGAACGAACGCGCTCAATATCATCTCTAGTTTTATCTAGACTTGCACGAACATCTGTACGGATAGATTTCATTTCAGTTTCTGTTTCCCGTTGAGTTGCTTTTACTGAACGTTCTATTTGTTCCGCAACACCTTCAATTCTACGCACATCACTTTTTAAATCGTTTTTGATATCTCTAGTATAATCTGTTGACTTCTGTGAATTTTCTTCAACAACGGCCAACCTCTTATCAAACACGGATAAGTCCGGTGCAACATATTCAGCAATACGTTTTTTCATGCCTTGGTAGTCTTTGTAGACTTCAAAAGCACCGTAGAGTCCGCCTAGTGTTGATGAAACTAATGTGAATGCAACCATTAATTTAGCCGGAGTAAATTCATATCCACCAATACTGATGACTGTATCTTTACTAGCATATTTTTTTGCAGTTGCTTCTAGTTCGTCTATTTTTGCATTTACGTTTTTAATTTCTTCTGCCATTTTATTTTCCTAAGTTGTATTGAGAATTAATCATTTCCTGATGTTTATTATCTGAACCACCAAACATTCTTGAAGTAACACGATTATCAACATTGACTTGATTTCCATAAACAGAATATGGTTTATATCCTATTGCGTCTTGTATAAATGTTTTTCCATAAGAGTCAAAACCGGGAGTAAATCCCATTGCTTGTATAACAAGATTCTGTACTTGCACTTGAGCTTCCATTGATGCGGCTTGACCCATCTCATTTGCTTGATTCATACCTTTCTCAACGGCCGCAGCTCTGGCTTGAGCTTGGCGTTTTTCAGCCAATGCTTGTCGATTTGTCACTGGTGCATCTTTTTTTGGACCATCACCTGACGATTGTTGTGAATTACCTGTCGAAGCAACACTATCAGGTTTATCAGATTTGGCTTCGGCTTCCGGTTTACTATCAGCCTTTGGTTCTTCTTTTTTTGTTTCTTGTTGAGCCACGGCCGTAGGTGCTGCCGGCGCAGGTGCCGGACTCAATTGAACCACCGCAGCCGGAGAATTGTTAGCTGCGCTTGGTGGTGCAGCTGCAATTGCTTTATCAACATTTGTATCACCTGTAACGGAAACGGCAGTCGAAACACTACCGTCACTGCCAATAGTTGTGGTAGCAACATTTGTCGGTTGTATTGTGTTTGTTGGAGTTGGTCCGGAAGACACTGGTGCATTAATTATATTTTTCAAAGCATAGGCCGCAGCGTAACCAGTACATGTATTACTATAGAGTGGATCAAGAGAACATTGTTGATTCAAATAGGCTGCATCATAACCAGGACAATCTGTTGCATATAAAGCACTGATACTGCATTGTTGAGCTTTATACGCAGCATTGTATCCTGAACATGTGGTAGAATATAATGGATTGAGTGAACACTGTTGATTCAAATATGCTGTTGCGTAACCAATACAATTCACATCATATAATGGATTAAGAGAACATTGTTGCGTAAAATAAGCTGTAGCATAACCGGTACAAGTAGTTGAGTAAAGTGGATTAATTGAACATTGTTGTTGTGTGTATGCTGCTTGATATCCAGAACACGATGTTGAATACAACGGATTAGATGAACACTGTTGTATTAAATATGCAGCAGCATAACCAGGACAAGTCTGTGAATATAATGGATTCGATGTGCATGGATCAATAACAATATCCGGTGTTTGTCCCGTAGTCATCTGTGTTAATCCAGGAATAGTGTAGTTTTGATTCAGGCCACCCTGTTGTATTACTGCAAACTCACCTTTTGATGCATCACCTATAATGCCAATTGCCGGTGTGTTCATTGTTATCAATGCACCGGTCCAACGCATATCAATACCACCAGTACTATCAATCTTCAATTCAAAACTAGTTTTATTTTGTGGTACACCAAGGCGTTCAACATTATACCATCCATAGGTCATACTGTTGCCATCACCCAATGAATAATGTGATCCGGAACCACCATACATGTCCGTTTGCATCATTAAGATACTGTGGTTATATGCTGATGGTGTGTTTCTATCGATAGTAATACCAGTACAACAGAATGTGTTATTTCCTGGATTCATTGGCCCAAACTGCACAGTACCATTACTATACATTGTTGAATTAGTAAATGTTCTGTCGAAAAATGGGAAAGTAAAACCCAACGGCACATTTGCATAACCATCATCATACAATTGATATGCCGTTGATGCCGGATTATTATTGATAAATTGTAACGGCTGAGGATTAGCCATCACATTTAAGGATAGAGGACTTCCTGGAATTGGAATAGTCACAACCTGTGCATATGTTACCGAATAACTCAGTAAACATCCTAACAAAAAACTAAAGAGTTTCATTACTCTAAACTTTTAACTTTTTGTGGTATACGTCCTGGTTGTAGGTCCCAAATTTCTTTGGCGGCCGCTCCAATTTTTCCATCAACGGGACATGGAGTTCCCGCATTCATCATAGCGGTAAACACACGCTCGTCTTGGCACATAGTAGATACTGCGGCAACTTTCATGCCCATATCATATAAAGCACGGCTTAATTTTAACCGTTCACAATTTTTATCCGTCATAGTACCTCCAAAGGAGAGACCTAATATTTGTGTTTGAGCAGCACCGGAATATCCAACCGCACATATATCACTGTTTATTACGGTGATTGCTGGTGCAACGGCTGTAGGTGGTGGAGAATTTACCGTGGTTTTACTGGTAGATGTAGAATCGGTAGTAGATTTACTTGTCGAGTCAGTTACGATTGGTTCCGCAATCGTTGATGATGTAAACATAACAAAAAGAACCACTGTGGTTAACTTTTTGAACATTCTTTTCCCTTATTGTTGTGGTAGATATATTTTTCTGGTTGACTTTTCACTGAGAATGATATATAATTACAACTCTATTTCTATTTATGCGGTTAGAGCCCGCCGAACTCATCAAAAAAAAGGTATCACAACATGAATATTTGTGTATTTAAATTAGTCACCGGAGAAGAGGTTCTAGGTGAAGTTACAGAAAACCAGTCACAATCAGTTGTTGTGGTAAAAAATCCAGTCGGCATTGCTGTAGTGCGTGGTAAAGATGGTACGCCAAATGTTGGTTTTGCACCATTTCCCATCCATGCTGAACAAAAAACCGATGCAGAATTTAAATTTCTACGAACACACATTGTATATGAATACGTTCCAGCCGAAGACTTTATCACAAACTACAAACAAATTTTTGGATCAGGTATTATCCTACCTAAACAACCAAGTATCATTACAGGTTAATGTCTAATTTTTACACAAATGTTCAATCCCTCGGTGGTAGAATTCTCTACCGAGGTGTCAAAGATGGCAAAAAAATCAAACTTAGAGTTGATTATAGTCCATCACTGTATCTTCCTGTTCGTAAAGAAAAACAGATTGCGAAAGAAAATAGTAGACAATACAAATCCCTAGACGGCATTAACCTCTTCAAAAAGAAGTTTGACAGTATAAACGAAGCCAGAGAATATGTCAAACAATATAGTGATGTTCCGGGTACGGACAAAATCTATGGCCAAACTCGATACGAATACGCATTCATTGCCGATCAACATACCGAAATGGTTGACTGGGATATCGATAAGATTTCCGTTGCTTACATCGACATTGAGGTTGGATCTGAAAATGGTTTCCCTGATCCATATCTAGCCAATGAACCTATCACAGCCATATGTATACAATATTCCGATGGCAAGACTTGGGTATTTGCTTGTGGTGAATATGACAAAGAAATTGACAAAGAAAATGATGTATCTGATGTTAATTATGTTAAGTGTAAAGATGAATGGACTCTTTGTAAGAAATTCATTACACTATGGGCTGAAAAGTGTCCAGATGTTATCACTGGCTGGAACACCAAGTTCTTTGATATACCATATATTGTAAACAGGTTTCGTAAACTCCTTGGCGAAGATGAAACTAAAAAGTTGTCTCCGTGGAATTATATTTCTGAACGCAAAACAAATATTAATGGCCGTCAACTGATCGCTTATAGTTTTGTTGGTGTAGAATCTCTCGACTATATTGAATTGTACAAATGGTATGCACCTGGTGGTAAGTCACAAGAGTCCTATCGTTTGGATAATATTGCTCAGGTTGAACTTGGTGAAGGTAAGATTTCTTATGATGAGTATGACAACCTTCATGCACTGTATCGTTTGAATCACCAGAAGTTTATTGAATACAATATCAAAGACGTTCGCCTTGTGCAAAAGATGGAAGATAAGTTGAAGTTGGTTGAACTGGCTCTAACTCTTGCATATGATACTAAGTGCAATTACGAAGATGTGTTTGCACAAACTCGTATGTGGGATTCGATGACATATTCCTATCTGTTGAACAAAGACATTATTGTGCCTCCACGCGAGACACAGGATAAAGACTCTGCGTTTGAAGGTGCGTATGTTAAAGAGGTGCAAGTAGGTTTACACAATTGGGTTGCATCATTTGACTTGAATAGTTTGTATCCACATTTGATGATGCAATATAACATTTCACCAGAAACAATTATTGATCCGGTGAATTACACTCAAGAGATGCGTGACATTCTTTCTCAAGGTGTTTCTGTCGATAAACTCTTGAAAAGACAAATTGACATTTCAAGTTTGGAAAATGCCACAATCACTCCCAACGGACAATTCTTTCGAACTGACAAACAAGGTTTCTTACCAGAAATGATGGAAGAAATGTATCAGGATCGTAAAAAATTCAAAAACCTGATGTTGAAATCCCAACAGGAGTATGAAGATGAAAAAGATGATTCTAAAAAATATGAAATTGAAAAACTTATTGCCAGATACAACAACCTACAGCTGGCTAAAAAGGTATCACTTAATAGTGCTTACGGTGCTTTGGGTTCTCAATATTTCAGGTTTTATGATTTGCGTATGGCCTTGGGTGTCACCACTGCTGGGCAATTAAGTATTCGTTGGATTGAGGCGAAGCTTAACCAGTATATGAATAAGATTGTGCAGACAGAAGATGTTGATTATGTTATTGCATCCGACACAGACTCAATCTATCTAAGACTCGGTGAGTTGGTTAACAAGGTTTACGGTGTCGATGGTGTTGTTAAGATGCCTAGTCAAAAAGTTATCAGTTTCATGGATAGAGTATGTGAAGATAAACTGCAACCATTTATTGACAAGTCGTATGAAGAACTTGCCGTATATGTACACGCATATCAACAGAAGATGCAAATGAAGCGTGAGGGTCTATCAGATAAGGGTGTCTGGACTGCCAAGAAACGATATATCTTGAATGTATATAACAATGAAGGTGTACAATACTCAGAACCACACATGAAGGTGATGGGACTGGAAATGATTAAATCTTCCACACCATCGGCTATCCGTGAAAAGATGCGTTTGGCTATTAAGTTGATGATGAATGGTACTGAAGATGATGTTCAGAAGTTTATTGCCGATTTTAGAACCGAGTTTAAGAAGTTGCCACCGGAAGAAATCTCTTTTCCTCGGGGATTAAATGGATTACGCACATATTCTGATCCGGTAATGTTGTATAAAAAAGGTACACCAATCCATGTGCGAGGTGCCATTTTGTACAATCACAATCTGACACTACTAGGTTTGACTAAGAAGTACCAACTTATACAAGAGGGTGAGAAGTTAAAGTTCACCTATCTAAAAGTACCAAACCATTTCAAAGAAGATGTGATTTCTTTCCCATCTCGGATACCAAAAGAGTTTGGGCTTGACAACTACATCAATTATGATTTACAATTCGATAAGGCATTTCTGGAACCAATCAGTGTAATTTTGAGAAGTATGAATTGGTCGGCAGAAAAAACAAGTTCACTGGATGATTTCTTTGGTTGACAAAAAAAAGAACCTAAGTATAATTGTAGTGATTAATATATGTTCGTGAAAAGGTAAAACAAATGAGTATTCTTGATAAAATCAAAAAAAACAGCAGCATCAAAGATTCTGCTATCTTATCCAAATCAAAGTTCTTTAATGCAAAAGACATGATTTCAACAGCGGTGCCAATTATCAATGTGGCACTCTCCGGTAAATTGGATGGTGGTTTAACTCCTGGCCTTACAATGTGGGCGGGTCCATCCAAACACTTTAAGACTGCATTCTCATTATTGATGGCAAAATCTTATCTGGACAAATATCCAGATGCAGCATTGTTATTCTATGATTCTGAGTTTGGTACACCACAGAGTTACTTTGATTCTTTTGGTATTGACACCAATAGAGTTCTACACACACCATTGACTGACATTGAACAATTAAAGTTTGATGTGATGGCACAATTAACACAATTGGAACGCGGTGAACATTTGATTATCGTAATCGATTCGATTGGTAATTTGGCATCAAAGAAAGAAGTTGATGATGCTTTGGATGGAAAGTCTGTCGCTGATATGTCACGCGCCAAACAAGTCAAGTCACTGTTCCGTATGATTACTCCTCACCTGTCACTCAAAGACATTCCAATGGTTGTCGTTAATCACACATACAAAGAAATTGGTTTGTATCCGAAAGATATTGTTGGCGGCGGCACCGGTTCTTATTATTCAGCTGATAACATTTTCATCATTGGTCGCCAGCAAGAAAAAGAAGGCACCGAAGTTATTGGTTACAATTTTATTATCAATGTAGAGAAATCCCGATATGTTAAAGAAAAATCTAAAATACCTGTTTCTGTATCTTACGATGGTGGCATTAGTACTTGGTCTGGTCTACTCGACCTTGCGATTGAATCCAAGCATGTGGTTAAACCAAGCAATGGTTGGTACTCTCAAGTAAATGTGGAAACTGGTGAAGTCGAAGACAAGAAGTACAGAGAAAAAGATACCGATACAAAAGAATTCTGGATGCCGATTTTGAAACAAAAATCTTTCCGTGATTTCATTGAAGACAAGTACACCGTTTCTTCTGGTAGCATCATGGAATCGGACATCGATCAGACTTTTGATGTTGCAACGATGACAGGAGAGTAATATGGATGAAGGTGTTGATTATTGTTTCATCTATCCTAAAGATGATAAGACTACGGTAAACATTAAACTCCTACAAGGACCATACAAAGATACCATATTCAAATATGGCAAAGTAAAGTTCAAGGAAGAAAATGACCAGGTCTATTTACTTTTTGCTTATGATGTGTTAGAATCCAATGTTGGCAAGCCATCAAAACTTGAAAAAGATGATGACTTTAAGAATTACATCGGCGACCTATTGGTGGAGTTAATGTCTTCCAATATTGAACAGGAAATTATTGATGAAGCTGGAACAAACAATTTTAAAGAATCTGATTTATGATGAAGAGTACCTGCGAAAGGTACTTCCATTTTTAAAGCCAGATTATTTTACGGATAAAGTTGATAGAACGATTTATAATGAGATCGCTGCTTTCACAGACAAATACAATTCATCACCAACAATTGAAGCACTAAAACTAGCCGTCAAAGAAAAACGAACACTCTCAGAAGATGAAGTTGAAGGTTGTGATGCATCTCTCAAAGATATCGAACAGTCTAAAAACGAATTATCTAAAATTGAATGGCTCGTAGATAAAACAGAACAGTTCTGTCAGGAAAAAGCAATATATAATGCTGTGTTAGGTTCAATTTCAATCCTTGACGGCAAAGATAAAGTCAATGATAAGGGTTCTATCCCAAAAATCCTATCTGATGCATTGGCAATCAGTTTTGACAATTCAGTAGGTCACGATTATTTGGAGAACACGGATGAACGATATGAATTCTACCACAGAAAAGAAGAACGAATCCCTTTTGATTTGGATTTCTTTAACAAGATTACAAAAGGTGGTCTACCTACTAAAACGCTTAATATCGCTCTTGCCGGAACTGGCGTTGGAAAAAGTCTATTCATGTGTCATGTGGCTGCAGGTGCAATGGTGCAAGGCCGCAATGTACTGTACATCACTATGGAAATGGCTGAAGAACGGATTGCGGAAAGGATAGATGCAAATCTATTGAATGTTACTGTTGACGATCTTGTCAATTTATCTAAAGATATGTATGACAAAAAACTCACGAAACTGCGTGAGAAGACCGTTGGTAAACTTATTATCAAAGAATACCCAACGGCCTCAGCTAGTGCTACACATTTTAGGACATTATTGAATGAACTCAATCTTAAAAAATCTTTTGTTCCTGATATCATTTTTATTGATTACCTTAACATTTGTTGTAGTTCTAGGGTTAAGGCTGGAGCAAATGTCAACAGCTACACCTATGTCAAATCAATTGCCGAAGAATTGCGAGGTCTTGCAGTTGAATTCGGAGTACCAATTGTTTCTGCTACACAAACAACTCGGGGAGGTTTCTCAAGTTCAGACCCCGGACTCGAAGACACTAGTGAGTCTTTTGGTTTGCCAGCAACAGCAGACTTGATGTTTGCTCTCATTTCATCAGAAGAGTTAGAAGAAATGGGACAGATCATGGTGAAACAATTGAAGAATCGATATAATGATCCAACATATTACAAACGATTCACCCTCGGCATTGACAGGTCGAAAATGAGATTGTATGATGTGGAACAATCAGCACAAAATGATATTACCGATTCAGGCAAAGACAAACCACTAAACACATTTGGTGACCGTGAAAAGTCACAGAAGAAAAGTTTTTCAGGATTTAAAGTATGAACTTAACAAAGGTTGAAGCACTACATTGTGCATCTGTTTTTGAAAATTATTTTGGGAGTTTTAATAGTGTCGATGAATACATGCGTGACCAGAAACTGGCATCTCTTGATGACCTATCTTCAAATCCTCTCTTCCCTTTAGAAGATGATTTATTTTCAGACTTCACCGTGCATCCAAAAGATATGGATTTTGAAGTATTGGAAATACCACAAGAGAAGTGGGAAAATTTATTGAATATTACCAGTTCTCATATTAACATTTCTCCAGTTGGGCGTCAAATAAGATTGGCTGTGTTGGAGAAGAATACAGGAAAGATTGTAGGATTCATTCGCCTTGGTTCACCAGTAATCAACATGAAGCCACGCAACGAAATGCTTGGACAAGTATTCACACAACAACCTGAATGGTCCAAGAGGTTCAATGAATCATCTATGATGGGTTTTGTTATTGTTCCATCACAACCTTTTGGTTATAATTATCTTGGTGGTAAATTACTTGCTGCAATTTGTACCTCGCATGAGGTGCGTGAAATTGTCAACAAAAAATACAATATGAATTTGTGTTTGTTTGAAACGACAAGTTTATATGGAAGTTCCAAAACGGTGTCACAGTATGATGGCATGAAACCTTACATTCGTTATAAAGGTTTAACCGATAGTGATTTCATACCGATGATGCACGGAAAAGCCTACGATGACTTACGCAGTTATGTAGAAAAACTGGTTGGTGATATTGTTGATGAAGATGTTTCAAGTAAGAAATTGAAAACTACAATGAAAATTGTTTCACTTACCAAAGCAGCACTTAAAGGTAGTCCTGAAGGGGATACATTCATAGCAACGATTCAGAAGGCAAAAGGGTTGACAGAGCAAAAAAGATATTATTACAGTGACTATGGTTTCAAGAACATGGTAGAGTATGTTAAGTGTATGTCCGATATACTAATTCCTGGTGAAAACTATGAAAAACACAAAATGGTAAACTTGATTGAATGGTGGAGAAACAAGGCGATAAATCGTTTCGAGACATTAACTGGTGATAATAGATTGAGAACTGAGTTGGAGGTTTGGACTTCTGGAAAGCCTATTGATATAATCAGATAAATACTTTTATTTGGAGATAATTATGGCAGCTTCAGAAGGTGTTGATTTAGAGTTTTGTATTGTAGAAAAAATTCGAATAAAAAATAATGAACAAACTAAATTTGAAAGAACATATTCACCTAAAATACTAACTCAAGCGGATCAATGTGTAGAACATATTTTAAAACATGCTGGACAAAACAAAATTAAAATATGGCACTCGGATGATTCAAGTGGGCCATTTGGATCCATCTATGCAAAACCAGAACCAAAAACTGATATTGTTATTAGAGTCGGTTCAAAAATTCATACCGTTTCTGTTAAAATGGCTGGCCCGGTACAACTTGCATCTGGCCAAGGTGTATCAACTGCTGAATTGTTTTCTTCTGCCGCAAAACACCTACCATCACAAAAAGAGAGTAAAGTTTTGGTATCAATTATAGATGAATTGAAAAAGATGCCTACACGATTGTTATCATCAAGTAATCAATCAAGGATTGAAAAAGAAGCATCTACTAAAGTTATTAATGAATTTTTACAAAATGGTAAAATAATTAAAGATAAAAATTATGAATACTGGCTGGAAAATAATAAAGAATCTTTGATGGCTTCTCTATTAAAATATGTGGAAGAAGATGAAGATTTTACTACTGCTTTGTTGTATGAAGCTATGACAGGTGAATTATCACTAAAACAGTTTCGTGGCGCACCTGCTGACAGTATTATTAGTCCAAAAGGATTTTTTGAAATAGATGGTGCGTATGTTGAAAGTATAAAAAGAAAAGTCAAGTTCGACATAAGAGGAAAATCTAGAGGTGGAATAACTGGTGTCGCTTTTAGAATAGATTTGAGTCAATAAAATGGCATTAACAGATTTCGATAAAATTTTAAAAGAGTATAAAGACTCTGAACACGATTTCGGATTCTCAGCTGTCTCTGAACAAGAATACAACTCTGTAATCAAAGAGAGTGTACAGACGGTTGAAAATTATAAAATCAATCTAACTGAAACTGAAAATAAATTAGCAGAACTTGAAAAGATGATTATACCTTTCCTGAAGAAACTACATAGTACAGGCGACAAAGAATATATCTATTGGCCAAACCGAAAACCAGCAATTGAGAAACAAATAGAAGCGATATTGAAACTAACAAGAGGTTAATTATGAAAGCTACGGTGATTATACCGACCACAGGTTCGCCTGAGGTACGGAATGCTATTGAGTCTGTATTGAATCAGACAATTGAAACACAGTGTTATGTTGTTGGTGATGGTGACCAACACAAAGGTAAAGTCAAAGTATTTACCGATAATTATGCAGGAAATTCTTTCCTCAAGACCTGTTTCCTACCCATCAATGTCGGTGCAAATGGTTTTTATGGGCACCGAATATATGCATCGTTCACACACCTAATCGACACCGATTATGTACTGTACCTGGACCAAGACTGTTGGTTCGAACCCAATCATGTAGAGTCCTGCATCAAAATGATTGAAGATAATAACCTGGACTGGTCCTACTCACTCCGGAAGATTGTAAACAAATCCGGTGATTATGTATGCAACGATGACTGTGAATCATTAGGCAAATGGCAATCTTATCATGGCATTAATCACATTGATACAAATAACTATTGCATTAAAACTGAAACTGCGATAAAATTAGCATCTGCATGGCACGGCGGCTGGGGACAAGATAGAAAGTTCCTTGGAACTATTGCACAACATTTTCCTAGATTTCACTGCACTGGCAAATATACCGTAAACTATCGTGTCGATGGTAATCCGGGTTCTGTCAATGCAGAATTCTTTTTAAATGGAAATAAAGTGATGAATGAAAAATATAATGGAGAATTCCCATGGACAAAAACTTAATTATCGGTGCATTTACTGGTTACAATTTTAATCAACTAAAACCTTGGGTTCTCTCCATAGATGAGTGTGGCTTCAAAGGTGATAAAGTTATGATCGTTGGAGATGCATCAACTGAAACCAGAGAACAGTTAGTTAAACATGGTTTTCAGATACACGGTATGCCAAAGATCAATGCGCCAATTCATGTGGCAAGATTCTGGTCAATCTATAACTTTCTACATCACAATTCAGAAAAATATAACATTGTTGTAACCACTGATGTGAAAGATGTATATTTCCAAAAGGATCCTTGCCAATGGATATTTGATGTTATGGGTGATAAAAATCTTGTAGCTGGTTCCGAATCGATGTTATATAAAGATGAACCGTGGGGCAACGACAATCTAATGAGCACATATGGTGAAATGGTACACAGTAGATTCAAAGATAACTTGATATATAATGTTGGAACTTTTGGTGGTTCATCAGACTATGTTCGTGACATGTGTTTCAATATTTTTACGAACGCTATCAATCGACCAATTCCAATTGTAGACCAGGCCGTATATAATGTGTTGATTAATACACAACCATACAAAGATGCCGTTTTATTTACAAACCAAGAAGATGGCTGGGCGGTTCAATTAGGCACAACTGGTGATCCGTCCAAAATGGATCAATTCAGACCATTCTTGGTTGAGCCTGAACCCATCTTCAACTTTGAAGAACAGTTAATCACAACAACTGCTGGTACTCCACATTGTATTGTTCACCAATACGACAGAGTTCCAAAATGGAAAGATTTGGTGATGAAGAAATTTCACCAAGATGATCCAGATTCTTTTTTCACATATAGGACTTAATTATGAGTGATACTATCACATTCGACACAAACACTCGTTCATTCAACACAAGCCAATCAAACTTCAAATGTTCTGGTTATGGGCTAGGAGCTTTGGTTGCGGCAATGTCCAATCCAAAAGTCTTAGAAATTGGTTGTGACATTGGTGACACCACACAATTCTTATTAGATAGTAATCCAGATTGTGTATTGACTGGTGTAGATCCATATTCAAACTATGTTGACTGGAATGGAAACAACCTAAATGAACGCGAAGCAATCTATCAAAGATTTACAGATCGTTTGTCGGGTTATAGTAATCGTTTCAATCTGTTGAGAGATTATTCGGATAATGTTGTCGATCAATTACAAGACGATTCATTTGATGTTATCTTTATTGACGGCCTACATACATACGAACAACTCACCAAAGATTGTGCAAACTTGTATTCTAAATTAAAGACAGGTGGCGTTTTTGCTGGGCATGATTATACTGCAATTGCCGGTGTTCACAAAGCTGCAAACGAATTTGCAGCCAAGTGTGGCAAAGAGATTCTTTTTACAGAATGTGATGTTTGGTACTGGTTAAAATGAAAAATTGTATAGTACTATCAGGTCAATATAGGACCTTTGACAAAACTTGGGAAAACATTAGAGAATTTATTGATATCAATAATCTTGATGTTTATTGTCACATGTGGTCTACCGATGTTAAAGAGGTGGACAATATTGTTGAACGATTGCAACCAGTTAAATATTTGGTTGAAGATTGGACAAAATATGTCGGCATATTCAATGAAATCGAACGCAATGTTTCACTGAAAAATCCTAAACCAATTTCAATCGATAAAATTGGTGCAAATGCATCGATGAACTATAGTCGAAAGAAAGCCTTTGATTTAATTGAACAAGAATACGACAATGTTGTTTACTGCCGATACGACATTCAGTTTAAACCTACATTTGGCTTCGCGGGTGTGGATCGTGTTGTTACTCCTTTAGAGGAATCGTATAACATCATTTCAGATATCTTTGCAATTATTCCATTCAAAGATGCAAAACACTATTTCTTATTTGATGAGTATGAACGATTACATTCAACACCATTTGAATCTGAATTCATTGAAGTTTTGAGAAAGCGTGGTTATCCAGAAAACGACATTAAAATACATGTTGAACAACGATATTGTCCACATATGATTCTACTCAGAAATTTGTCAATGAATGGTGTTGAATTTACAACCGAGAATTTACCAGTTTATCTACAGCGATGAAAATAGCATTATGTTTTTCTGGCCAAGCCAGATCATTTGAAAAAGGTTTTGAATATTACAAAAAGAACCTACTAGACCACTATGATGTGGATGTATACATTCACGCTTGGACATTCACTGAAGAAAAGAAACTTCTAGACTTATATAAGCCTGTAGGTTACGCTTTTGAAAAGCCACCTGTAGGTGATTTTGATAGTATCTATACGAATACTCCAAATGCAGAAAAGTATCCGCCGAGGTTTACTTACCAGATGTTTTATTCGATGCACAATTGTGCCTCATTGGTTTTTAAAGAGTATGATTGGATAATTCGTTCTCGAACCGATTATGCACTTAATACACCGATTCCTTTTGAACAGTTAGACAATACCAAGTTGTATATTCCAAACTGTCGTATGGTACCAGAAAGAGACTTTGGTAATGACCAGTTTGCATTTGGATCACAATCAACGATGATTAAATATATGTCTACATACAAGAACATAGACAAATACTACAATACAGGAAATCAATTTATCGGTGAAGATTTGATGCGAGCAAACCTACATGAACACAACCTTCATGGTGAAAATTTGGTATATGTCAATATGAATAATCCATTTCCACCCGGAGAACATAACGGAACTTGGCACTCTCTAATTCGTGATGATTATGCACAATGGGTAAAATCTTAAAAGAGTTAACTGGCCATTCTGGTAGCACAATTTATTTGATGGAGTCCGATGATGGACACTATATCAGAAAAGAAAACAATATAACTCGTAATATCGAAAGACTTGGTGACCTTTATGAAAAAGGTTATCCTGTCCCACAATTATTGAGAATTGAAAATGATGCAATAGAGATGGAGTATGTACATGGGTTAGATATGAAAAACTATCTAATACATAACAACACACACTCCTTAATACAATTTATTGTTGATACATGCGATTGTTTTGGTGAAAGTCATACTTTAAAAGATTACTCACAAGTATATTCACAAAAATTGAATTGGTTATCTGATGCACACGATCTACCATTCACCAAAGAAGAACTAATCGACACATTACCACAAATATTACCGTGTTCGACATACCACGGCGACTTGACGCTTGAGAATATCATATACACCGATCCCGGTTTTCATATGATAGATGCAGTCACCATTGAATACGATTCATATATATTCGATATAGCAAAGATGCGTCAGGACTTGGAGTGTAAATGGTTTCTACGACATTCTGATGTTCGCCTAGATACCAAGTTACAAAGCATTCAGGATGCATTGCGAGATTTGTATCCACAAGCATTTAACGATTCGTTACTGATACTCATGTTACTTAGAGTTTATCTACACACCAAAAAAGGTGATAATAATTATAACTTCATTATGAAAGAGATTCATCGATTATGGAAATAATTGTACCTGCAGCTGGACTATCCACTAGATTTCCAGATATGAAACCAAAATACCTCTTATATGATTATAAAGGTGATTTGATGCTGGCAAACGCACTCAAACCATTTTTGCATAAACACAAGATACATATTGGAATCTTGAAAGAACACAACGACAAATATAATGCTTCAGAGTTCATCAAACATGAATTTGGAGATTCTGTAAATATAATTATACTGGATCAACCGACACGGGGTCCAGCAGACACGGTTTATCAGATTATAGATAAAGTTGGTCTATTTAATTCTGAAATTTTAATCAAAGACTGTGATAGTTTTTTCGACCATGAAATAACTGAAGGTAATTATGTCTGTGTATCTAAAATATCTCAACATGAAGTTTTAAAGAAACTATCGTCCAAGAGTTTCACCATTTCGAACAACAACGGCATCATTACTGATATCATTGAGAAGGAAGTGGTATCAGATACCTTCTGTGTTGGTGGTTATAAATTTTCAAGCGCATTGTTGTATAAACAGATGTTTAATGAACTATCCTCACAAAGAGAAATTTTTGTTTCAGATGTTATTGGCCGTTGTATTAACAACCTGAACATTTTCACCGAAAAGATTGTTTCTAATTATATCGATGTGGGTACCGCACAAGACTGGTTTGATTACAATGATAAACCTGTAATATTTTGTGATATCGATGGCACAATCATTCAGGCTCAATCTAGGGTTGGTGATAAATCATACGATAAAACTCCAGTGCCTTTGCAGAAAAATATAAACAGATTACTTGAATTGCAGTCTAAAGGTGCTCAATTTGTTTTTACCACATCCAGAGAAAATCAGTATAAAGGCATGACAAGAGATATGTTATACTCTTTGGGATTTGCTTCCTTTGACTTGATTACAGGATTGCAAAATTCTAGACGCATATTGATTAACGATTTCAATAATTCAAACCCTTATCCGAGAGCTGAATCTATCAATCTATTTCGAGATTCGGATGACTTGGATCGTTACCTATGATACCAGATAAAAACTTATTCATAATTACATCCTCGTTGAAACCTGCGATTGGTGCATTCAATGATGATGATAGGTTTGCACAAACTATATCGACACTGGAATCTGTTAGGGAAGCCTTGCCGGATGCGATTATTGTATTTGCTGATGTTTCAATAAGGCCAATATCACAAACAGAAAAAGATGTAATATCTGGATTATCCAATTACTATTTTGATTTAAGTCAGGAACCAAACACTCAGTATTGTGCAATCAACGGACTCAAAAGTCATGGAGAAAATTGTTTATTATCGGCAACATTATCTACTATGAGAAACAATACACAGTTTTCACCGGTATTAAAGACAGTCAAACGAATATTCAAGTTTTCAGCTAGGTCCGAATTAGAAAAGGACTTTGATATTAAAGAGTATGATAACTTGTTTGGCAAATTTGTATTTAAAACAAGAATACCAACTTGGACGCAAAATAAACAAACTGGTGCCGATCATCTTTTAATTACCAGGTTATGGTCCATGTGTCCCTCATTAATTGACGTTTATTTATCCGTCATAGCGGAAAACCTAAAATCTCTGTCAAATGGAGTGGTTGATACCGAACATGCCCACTATTGCAATATACCTCAAAAATATCTAGTGGAATTTGATAAACTCCATTGTTGGGGCTGGCTGGCCGGCAATGGCCAAATTGAACACTATTAAGTTTACTATATATCAATCCCAACATTGCCATTTTTTCATAGATGTGGTATAATGTATTATAAATAGTTCCACGGACAACCAAAGTGTGTTGTGTTTCAATAGGCGGACAATGATATCATTTAAAAGTTTTTTAAAAGAGGACACGGATCCTGAAGAAGGTGCTAGTCGCCAGATTAAGCACCTGACTCATGTGGAAGACCGCCCTTTGCAAACCGGTGAAAAGGGTGCAAAGCATGCCATCAAATCTTTGTCAGCAGCCGCTGAACACATCAAATTTGGTAAAAAATCTTCTAAGTTAACTACAAAATATGACGGTTCGCCAGCGCTTGTTTATGGACACCATCCAAAGACGGGTAAGTTTTTTGTTGCATCTAAATCTGCTTTTAATAAGACACCTAAGATTAACTACACACCAAAAGACGTAGATATGAACCACGGGCATGCACCTGGTCTCGCCGCAAAATTAAAAGATGCATTAACACATTTACCTAAAATTTCGCCTAAAAAAGGTGTGTACCAAGGCGATATGATGTTTGGTACACATAAAGATGACAAGAAAAGTGAAAAGGGCGGTGGAACATCGTTTCATCCTAATCCTTCTGGTCTAACCTATACTGCACACGGTTCACATGAATCTGAAGTTAAGAAGGCCAAGATTGGTGTGGTGACGCATCTTTCATATCACGGTAAAGATGCTGCAAGTTTAAATGCATCACATGAAGTTGACCATGAAAATTTCAACAAGCATTCTGATGTATTCTCTGTTGATCCGAGAATGGACAACTCAAAAGTGCATTTTAGTCCAGAAGAACAAAAGAAATTTACTAAACATATTACGGCAGCTCAAGCAGTACACGATACACACGGTAATGACATGTATGCGGGAACTAGTGACCACCATGGTGTTGGTGGTTCGTTGGAAACTTATATGAACCACACTGTACGTACAGGTGAAGAATCTAACCACAAAAACTTTAAGTCTTGGTTAGAAACAACCAAAAATAAAGCAATTGACAAACTCAAAGTCGAAAAGAACAAGAAGTCCAAACAATCAGATTTAAAAGATGAATTGGGTAAAGTTGAACGTAATAAAAAACATTACAACAATATTTTCAAAATGCATGGTGAGTTGCAGAAGGCTAAAGATACACTTATTGGTGTTATGAATCAACATCAAGAGTTTCAACACACACATGGTGGTGAATCTGCGAATCCTGAAGGATATGTTTTTCACCACGATAATGAATCCGATAAATTTGTTAATCGTGCGGAATTCTCTCGTAGAAATTTTGCTGGAATAAGAAACATATAAAAAGAATTAAACAAAATGAAAACTTATAAACATTTCATCGTTGAACAGGACGAAATAAATTCTTATTTAAATTCGTTGGATACTATGGTCGAGTCGTATGATTCGGAAACATGCGAAGATGAGTACGATGAAGATTTTTTCAGATTAATTGAAAATGTAATTGAACCTGTAGAAGGTAAAGTTTCTTCAGACACCAAAGGTAAAATGCATGAGTTGTTGGTTGGTTACCATTTAAAAGGTGGTAAACATATGTCAAAACACGTGGACAAAGAAGGTGACAGTCCACAACAAGCGCACGACAAACTCAAAAATACACTTCATCCAAATGACTATAAAAAAATGAATGCTAGAGCCAAAAGTGCAGCTAACGATATAAGAAAACAAGTTGAAACGAACGGACATAAAATACATGATGTACATTGGACTTCAAAACCAGGAGACATTCACCGTTCAACTGGAATCCATGCGACTCAAAAAGAAGATGCTTCCGACATTGTTATAACAACACATAAGAAGTGAGGCATATATGCAAGTTATACACCACGGTATCAGCCTTAAAGTCACCGACTCTTCATCTAAACATGTTCCAACATCCAATCCCGGAATTGAACATGCAGGACCAAATGCAAAGAAACACCTAGAAAGTCATAGAAAATCAATTCTTAAAAAATATCCAGAATTGAAAAAAGCATCGAATTCCTCAGAGAGAAAGGGTATGTTAAAAGCAAACCCTTCAATGCAAGCTCACGTAAAACAAAAAAATCATGAAACTTTGAATAAAATTGCTAAAGATTTACATCACCATTTATCAACAACATCAAAATCGGAACTGGTGCATCACATAAAACATGTATTGCATTCAAAAAGTACACCAATGGAAAAAGAAGGTCATAAACACATTAGACACGTTTCTTATACCACTAAAAATGGCCATGAACACAGTTCTATGAATCCGGGCACACACCACGAACACATTTATAATGATCCACATAATATTTCTGTTCACCACAGTGGTTCTTCGGTACACTTTAAATACAAGGGAAAAACATTTGGTCGACATGCAATCAAATTTAGTTCTCAAAGTGATCCAATGAGTTCAGTGAAAGGTTCGGGCCAAACTTCCGGCAATTAATATGAAAAAGTTTTTAGAAAAAGTACAAGACGATGCAAAAACACACACGCCTGTGGTACTGGCGTTCGGCCGAATGAATCCTCCAACCACCGGTCACGAAATACTGGTTGACAGAGTGAAACAACTGGCCAAAGATTATAAAGCACCACATCATATTGTTGTGTCACATTCTTTAGATGCCAAGAAAAATCCATTAGAACTTGCAACTAAAATCAAACACGCAAAGAGATTCTTTCCTGGTGCAAACATAACCGGTTCAAGTAAAGAGAAACCAACATTTTTACAACATGCAGCTGCATTACATCAAGCGGGACACGACCACTTAATAATGGTTGCGGGTTCAGACCGTATTCCAGAATATGAAAATAAATTACATCAATATAATGGTGTGGGTACTGGTAAACTATTCAATTTTAAAAAGATTGATGTTAAGTCTGCTGGCCAGCGTGACCCTGATGCTGAAGGTGCAGAAGGTATGTCAGCATCTAAAATGCGTGAACATGCAAAGAGTGGTGATTTCAATTCATTCAGACAAGGTGTTCCTTCACATGTTCCAGAAAAACACGCAAAAGAATTGTTCCGTGATGTTCGAAAAGGTATGGGGTTAAATGAAGATACCAATCGTGGGCTATTCAAAGCCATCTTCCTGACTGGTGGTCCTGGTTCAGGTAAAGATGTTGTTATACGGGAAGCAATTTCTGAACAAAAATTTGTAGAGTTGAACTCCGTACAGGCGTTCGACTATTTGATGGATAAACAAAGGTTAGCTGAGAAGACTAATGACTATCGTAGAGAGTCCATACGTAATCGTGGACCATTAATTATCAATGGACCGGCCGATGACCATTCCAGAATAATTAGAATTAAAGAAGAGTTGGAAGAGTTGGGTTATGAAACTTCCATGGTATTCGTTGATACTACAGACACAGCCAGTAAAGAGCGTAATGAACGATTAGCAAAAATGATTGCCGAGTCGGTCAGGTATGATAAGTGGAAACTTTCACAGACATGTAAAGAGTCCTACCGTCAAATATTTGAAAACTTTATAGATTTCGATAATAGCGGTTCATATGAGAGTTTGGAGGAAGTTATTAGTGACACCTACGAACAAATAAATACATTCGTTGAGAACAGAAATTATAATAGGATTGCGTTCTCTTGGTTGGAAAACAGTGGTAAAGTTAATATCACTGAGTCTGTTAAATCATTATTTAAGGAAAATGAAAATGTTAAGAAAACTTCTAGATTTTTTGAAAATTACAAAACCAGAGGCACCAGCCGAAGTGGTACAACCATCAAGCCAGCCGGAGGTCCAAAAGCCGACAATCTCGGAGACATTGCCGCAGACAATCGAGCCGCCGATCCAAACGCAGACAACATCAAGTGGGACGCCTCAAAGCGAAGAGGTGGTTACAACTTCAGAACCTACACCGAAGAAGTCCCAAGCATCAAAGTCTTCCCAGAACCAAAAGAAAGCAACTTCTCCAAAGACAAAGAAAAAATAAAGAAGAAGGGCATGATCGATTCTCCGACAGTTAATCAGAGGATGAGAAACATCACAACAATCGGTCAGGAATTTGATACTAGAACTCAGGGAACGGTTTATGCAATGTCTGGTCTCGGTGATGTAACTTATAGAGAACAGTTTGACTTTAAAGGTTTCAGAGAATCGTATATGGATCCATCTGATTCCGAAATGGGTTTTGCTGGTACAGCAGGAAATGCAACAAACAAAGAGCCTATGGAAAATCCAAAAGATAAACTGGGTTACGATTATATCAATAAGAAAAAGAAGAAAAAATGAAAACCTTTTCAAATTTCGTTAAAGAATCTACACAGGCAACTGTTGACCAAGATTCAGCCGAATTAAAAAGACAAAAACAACATTTGCTTGACAAAGCCAAAGAATATTTGGATCAAGCTGATCGTGAAAACCAATTTGGCCATGGCGGTGCTGCGAGAGCCAAAGCTGATACCTTTACTGCAGCTGCAAAAAATATATCTAACAATAACGGAGAATAAAAATGATTAACTTAAAAAAAGATGATGCAGTTGCTGACGCGATTAGAGAAATTCTACAACAAGAAGCTCTCAAAGGCGACCAACACGAAATTGATGCAAACAAAAATAATAAAATTGATCCACACGACTTCAAATTACTACGTGCTAAAAAAGAAGTAAAGAAGGAAGAAGTTGAAGTAGTATATGAAGCAAATATTGAACCAACAAGCGCAAAGTCGAGATCACATATAAGTAATCTGTCAAACCCAATTACAAATACTGTGACTCATCCTAGTTCAGGCAAAGAAATTGGTATCATCACTAAGCAGCCAAGCGGAGAATATTACGCTCATCATTCAGCCGCAAAATTGTCACACGCAGAAAGTGGTACATTTGATAGTAAGGACAAGGCTCATCAGTTTATTCGTAACGCTCATGCCAAAGCTATTAAAAATAACACGTTGAGTGATAGATGGATTAAACAAAAAAAGTTACCACAATTTGCTAAAGAAGAAGTTGAACAGCTTGATGAATTGTCAAAGTCTACTCTTGGTTCTTATACTAAGAAAGCTTCCCGTGATGCTACGATTACTCGTAAAATTGGAGCTGACTTTGAAAATGATGCCAAACGATCAAGAAGTCCTGGTATGAAAGCTGCTGCTAATTCGCTTTCTGACAAGTATAAGTCCAAATCTTGGAAACGTAAAGCTGGTATTGATAAAGCGGTTGATCGTTTGACTAAAGAAGATGTTGAAGGTGTAAAACTGAAGACACTCAGCCAATTCAAAGAAGGTTGGAATGACATGTTGGCAGATGTTAGAAAACGCGCAGAACCACAACCATCAGGTGGATCCGGTATCAAGCAAGGTTCGCGTTATGGTGGAAGTAAACAGAAACCAGAAAAACCAGAAGACGAAAAAAAAAAGTAACTGAAAGCCGGGGTCCGACCAGTCAAACGGAAGTTCCTTTTGTTACAAACAATTGTCCGCCAATGATTGATGCAAAGAAATTGGCCAAAAAATCTTTAACTAGAATCAGAAGCGAGATGATGGGTAAAGCTGGTACATCCGAATAAGGTCAAAAATGAGCAACTCGAAATTATTGAAATCTATAATTAAGAAGACATTGCCGAACGATGTAACTCCATCATTTGGCACTGATCCTAAAGATCCGTGGTCCGCAAAAGCAAATATTGCAGAAGAGTTAGATATGTCTGAAAGTGAATCTAGTATTCTTTCTAGATATCTAAAATCTAGAGGACTTAATCCTGAATTTGCTTCAAAAGACCAGAAAATTGCACATTCTAAAACTGGCCAATTTATTAAATGGAAACGCGACCACATGTTGGAATCCGATACAAATTATGGTCCAGAATACCAAGCTAAGGTGAAGAGTGTTGGTATTAAAGCTAAACAAGGACCAATGAAAACGGTTTGGGTTCCAGCCAAACATGGCACAGGTGGCCAGTACAAGGTTGTGCCTGTCGGTGACATAAAAGAATATATGGAACCAATGGCTGCGACACAATCACCTGGCGATGGTGCAAATAGTCCAGATGATGTTGAACCGATGCCTAAAGGTAAAAAACTGATTACTATGTCAAAGTCAGCCAGTATAGTCAAAGGATTATATAAGAGTCCGACTATAAAAGAAGATGCATACGATCCAGAAAAAGAAGAAAAACCTGCAGCCACAATGGGTAAAAAACCAAAGATGCAAAAGGATCCAGAAGACACTACTTCCGGTAAACCTTTGGCTGCTGCAATTATGTCAGGTGGAAAAACACTAACTGGTACTCCCAGAGATGTGATTGAAATTGATCCGTTGGTGATACCTCGCCGACCAGATTCCGAAAAACGATAAATACAAAGATAACCCTCGGTTAAAAGGAGAAAAAAATGTCATCTTGGGGAAATAACGATAACGCAGCTAACGCACCATATTGGGCTGTTGAGACAGTACAAACAACAAATGCGCCAGTTGCATCCGCACCAACAGCTGCAAACGTTGCACTGTTGTATGGTAATACACAATTCCAGGCATATACACAAGGTATGACTGTTGGATTGTTCATGGTAGATGCTACAGAAACCACTGCTGGTGGTGATAATGTGGTAGATATCTCATTGTCAAATCAAGGTTCTGGATATGTTGCAGCACCAGGTGTAACTTTCAGTGGCGGTGGCGGCACAAGTGCTGCAGCTACTGCTTCTATTGCCGCCGGTAAAATTTCTAACATCACAATTACTAACGTAGGTTCTGGTTACACATCAAATCCAACAATTACAATTGGCCAACCCAATTTAGTTATTCCAATAGATCAAGTTATTGTTGCAAACAACGTAATAATGTATACTGGCCATGGACAATCAAATAGTGCTGCTCTAGTTTATAACTGGAATGGTTCTGCAAACATTGGTGGTCTACTAAATGGTACAACATACTTTGTTGCTCCAGTTGATGCTAACAGATTCTCATTAGCAACAACTGCTGCTAATGCGGCTAACAATGTTATTATTGACCTTACAACACAAGGTGCTGCAACACAATACTTTGATATTGTTGATGGTGTTCGTGCAACTGCAATTGCTAGTCGTGGTTTGAGTCAAGGTGCTTCTGGTGCTGAACATGCAACACACATTGGCTGGAATTTGAAATCGGTTGGTTCAGGCGGCCGCGCAGGACGAGTTCAGTACGAAACTCTTGTTGCTTTGTCAAACCCAATTGGTGATGGTTCAGACGATCTATCTTTACCTGACGCTTAATTAATAGGGGGTTAACTACCCCCATTTCAATATGTTTGATAATTTGAATGAAGATAATTTTGTGATGTATGCAATGAAATGTTATACGTCACCACATTGCATTGTCTCGGAATTTGAGGGAGATATCAAAAGAACGAAATACCTGAAAAGGTTGTTTCGTAGATATAAGATAACCAAATCACTTAAAGAAAGATTGATTCTTAATCATATCATCTTATTAAATAATGTTTTTGGTCCAGAAGCGACAGCAAGAATATTGTTTTATAAGACGGATGAAAGAGATTATGATATACTCAAAACATTTTTGGGTTATCTGGATATTATGCCTGATTTTGTTTATGGTATAAATGGAAAAACAATAGTATCATCAGAAATACCAATGGATACAAATGTTGTGGAGATATTAAGAAACATATGAAAACATTTCAAGAGTTTATTAACGAAGACTTGAGACAATGGTTTAAACAGAAGTGGGTTCGCATGGACACCAAAGGAAATATCAAGGGTGATTGTGCAAGAGAACCTGGTGAAGGTAAACCAAAATGTCTTCCACAAGCTAAAGCTCATTCGATTGGCAAAGAAGCTCGTGCTTCAGCTGCTCGCAGAAAGCGTAGAGAAGATCCTAATCCTGAACGGCGTGGTTCACCAATTAATGTTAGAACAAAATGAAAAGACTAAAAGAATTCTTAGAACAGGTTGAAAACTTAGAAGAAAAAAATGTTCCAACTAGTCCTGAAAAATGGGCTAGAGCTAAGTCTGCTGCCAAATCAAAATTTGCAGTTTATCCTTCTGCTTACGCTAATGGCTGGGCTTCTAAGAAATATAAAGCTATGGGTGGTGGCTGGAAATCCGTTAGTGAGAATCATATTGCTATCGCCATGGGTAAAGAAATGGATGATGAAGGCAGTATGATTATGAATCAACTTGACCAAATGCAGCGGTCTATTAATATGATGCGTGATGTAGTTAAAGACCCAAATATGCAGATTCCGGCTTGGGTTCAATCCAAAGTAACATTGGCTGCTGACTATATCGATACAGCTGCGGGTTATATGTCTAGCAAAAATGAAGAAGTTGATCTAGAAGAAACTGCCGCATGGCAAAGAAAAGAAGGTAAAAATCCTTCAGGTGGTTTGAACCAAAAAGGTGTTGATTCTTATCGTAGAGAGAATCCAGGTTCTAAACTAAAGACAGCTGTGACAACAGAACCATCAAAGTTAAAAGCTGGTTCAGCTGCAGCGAATCGCCGTAAATCATTTTGTGCTAGAATGTCTGGCATGAAGAAGAGATTAACCTCAGCAAAAACTGCTAAAGATCCAGATTCACGCATCAACAAATCGCTACGTAAGTGGAACTGTTAATGAAATCATTTCAAGATTATATCACAGAAAAAGGCAGATGTTGGCCTGGTCATAAACCAGTTCCAGGTAAAAAAGCTTTTTCACCGGGTTCTTGCATGAAAGAAGATGGCGTAGCTGCTGCGCCAACAAATGCTGTTGGTTCCGGCGAAATTGCTGGCACAGGCGGCACCGCAGGCGAACCAGGTGTTTCTAAGAAACGAAATCCACTAATGTCGTTCTTCAAACGCAAACAACCAAAAATATAAAATGTGGATTTTATCTTGGTTGCCCAATTGGATTTTTTATGTAATATTCTTTGCAGGTTTATTAGGTTTACTTGCAACTTATGTGATGAAATTTATACCGTTTGTATACATGTATCGCACACCTATACAAGCGGTTTCTGTATTGGCAATTGCAATCGGAACATATATGTCCGGTGCAATATCCAATGAGGAAGCATGGCAGGCTCGAGTCAAGGAGATGGAAGCTAAAGTTGCTGCAGCTCAAGTTGAATCTTTGAAGGAAAATGTGAAGATTGTTGAGAAGGTTGTAAAGAAGACAGAGTATATAAAAACTCGCGGCCAAGATATTGTGAAGTATATAGATAAAGAAATTGTTAAGTACGATACAAAGTTTTTGCCTGGCGGCGTTTGTGAAATACCTAAAGAATTCATAAAAGCACATAATAATGCTGCTGAGGCACCAAAATGAAATACATAATACTTATTGCATTATTACTTTCTGGTTGCTCGACAACTGTTCCTGTGACTGCAAAATTCCCGGAAGTTCCAAACAACATAATGGTTAAGTGTGTGCAACTACAGAGTTTATCTGATGATGCCAAATTGAGTGATGTTTCTAAAACAATTGCGATTAATTATTCTACTTATTATGAATGTGCTGTGAAAACTGATGCATGGATTGAATGGTATAAAATACAAAAGAACATTTTTGAAAGTGTAAAATAATGGAATTAACTAAACAACAATTGAAGCAACTGCTTCCGAAAAATCCATATATCGACCAATGGCACGATGCATTGTCAAAGTTGTTACCGGATTATTCGATCAATACACCACAACGAATTGCAGCTTTTATTGCTCAGTGTGCTCACGAATCCGGTGAGTTCATGGTATTAAAAGAAAACTTAAATTACAAAGCAGCTTCTCTACGCAAATTGTTTAGTAAGTATTTTGCAAACGATGATATTGCAAATGAGTATGCATCTAAACCAAATAAACAGGAAGCAATTGCAAACCGTATATACGCCTCGCGCATGGGTAACGGAGATGAATCTTCAGGTGATGGTTTCAAGTTTTGTGGACGTGGACTAATACAATTAACTGGCCGAGACAACTATACATTCTTTGCCGGTTCATTAAGCATCACAGTAGAAGAAGCATCAGAATATCTACAGACATTTGAAGGTGCTGCACAGTCAGCATGCTGGTTTTGGGAAACAAATAACCTAAATCAGTGGGCCGACAAAGGTGATATACTCACATTAACAAAACGAATCAACGGTGGTACTATAGGCCTCGAAGATCGCATTAAGCACTATGAACATGCACTACATGTTTTAGGAGTTTAATATGAAAAAAATTCTATTAGTACTTACATTGTTACCTTGTTTGGTGTTTGCACAAAAAACACCACAAGGTGTTACATATGACGCACAAATTATCAGAGTAACGGATGGCGATACAGTTGTTATCGCCGCACCCTTTCTACC